GTTAATAAAAGGATAAAAATGGAATATAATAAAAAAAACAAAAACAATACTCGAAACGCAGACAGCTTTTTATTTAAAGCGTTAACAAGATTATTGTCTGGTCCTCTCACTAAACACGATAGACAAAACCCACGCCAGCTTAAAAGATGGCAGCTTGATAAATATAAATTCACATCAGCTGGCGGTCTTACTTTCAAAAAGACGAGCTATAATCCTTTTGATAATATTTACGCCCAATCAACACTTAATGCTGCTAGAGCAGAAAGGTATGTTGATTTTGATCAAATGGAGTTCATGCCAGAAATTGCATCAGGACTGGATATTTATGCTGATGAAATGACTGTTTCATCTCCGTTGCAAAAAATTCTTACAGTTAATTGCCCAAACGAAGAAATAAAAGAGGTTTTACACAATCTTTTTTATAGTGTATTAAATATAGAATTTAATCTATATGGCTGGTGTCGAAGTATGTGCAAATATGGAGATTATTTTTTATATTTAGACGTTGATGAAAATATTGGCATTAAATCTGTAATTGGTCTTCCGCCAGCTGAAATTGAAAGACTTGAAGGGGAAGATAAAACCAACCCCAATTATGTTCAGTTTCAATGGAATAGTGGCGGCTTAACATTTGAAAATTGGCAAGTTGCTCATTTTAGAATTCTTGGAAATGACAAATATACCCCTTATGGTACATCGGTTTTGGAGTCTTCTCGAAGAATTTGGCGTCAATTAATGTTATTAGAAGATGCTATGATGGCTTATCGTATTGTTCGCTCCCCAGAAAGGCGAGTTTTCTATATTGATGTTGGTGGTATTCCTGAAAGTGAAGTAGAACAACACATGGAGCGTATTGTAACTCAAATGAAGAGAAATCAAGTTATTGATGCAGCCAGCGGACGGGTTGATTTGCGATATAACCCTATGAGCATTGATGAAGATTATTTTATTCCAGTGAGAGGGGCGACAGGTGGAACAAAAATTGAATCACTTCCCGGTGGAACTTATACAGGTGATATTGATGATGTAAAATATTTACGTGATAAATTATTTTCAGCTCTTAAAATTCCTGCTTCTTATCTCACTCAAGGGGATGAAGGTTCAGAGGACAAAACAACGTTGGCACAAAGAGATATTCGTTTTGCGCGGACAATAACTCGTTTACAAAGAAGTATCGTGTCTGAGTTGGAAAAAATCGCAGTGATTCATCTCTATACACTCGGATATAAAAACAAAGATCTTATATCTTTTAAACTCCACCTCAATGCCCCCTCTAAACTTGCAGAACTTCAAGAGCTTGAACATTGGCGAACAAAATTCGAAGTCGCGGGCGGAGCGATTGAGGGGTATTTCAGTCGTCGGTGGGTTGCAAAACATATTTTTGATCTTTCTGATCAAGAAATTGTTCGTAATCAAAGAGAAATGTTTTATGATAAACAGCTGGATGCAGCCTATGAAAGTGCAAGTATGGCGGCTTCAGGAATGGATGAGATGGCAGGTGGAATGCCCGGTAACTTGCCCGACTTTGGTGGGGAAGAAACACCAGCAGAACCAGCCGCCGAAGATGCCGAAGAAGAAACCCTTTTGGCATCTCCCGACGAAGGAGCTGGAGCGATGGAAGCCCCAGCTAAACGAAATGATTTACACTGGCGAAGACCTGATCAACCCCCATATACAACCCCTGGGGCAAAAGGCAAAAAATACACCCCAGTTAAATCTGACAAAAGAGATATGGGTGCAAGAAAGCGAAGCTATAAGGGCAAATATGCAGAAGAAGTGGGAAAAAACACTCCTAGAAACATTTGGAAAGGCGCTTCGGAGCTGAATCAGCTTGCAAAAGGAATTTATGAAGATTTAGAAACTAATTATGAAGAGAAGCATAAAGAAGAAGAACTCAAGATTTTAGAGAATGATGTTGAAATTCAGAAAATAATTGAGAATCTTGAAAAAAAGGGTAAAAATGGGAAAAAGAATGGCAAAGTTCAAGCATAATAAAAAAAGAAATAGTGCATTTCTTTATGAAGTTTTAATTCAGGAATTAACAAAGTCTGTTCTTTCCAAAAACAGAGAAATGCAATCCAAAATAACATTACTTATCAAAGAATATTTTTCACGAGATTCAATGATGTATAGGGAACTGAAGCTATATCACGCTATTGTACATACAAAAGACACGAGTATTTTAACTGCTGAAAAAATTCTTAATGAGGTAAAAAATCGTCATAAAGGATTGGATAAGAAAAAATTGTTGTCAGAACAAAATAAACTTTCTAGAAGAATCCGTAAATTTGTAACTGATGAGGCATTTTCAAATTTTGTACCAAACTACAAAGATTTAGCTTCAATTGCTCAAATTTTTAATAATAAAATTTCAGTTAGATCAAAAGTTTTGTTAGAAAACGAGCTTCTTGATAAAATGTCTTCAAATAAAAATGACGAAAAAATGACTCCCATTAATAATTTGGTATATAAATCATTTGCTAAGAGATTTAACGAAGAATATGGAAGTAAATTATTGGCTGAACAAAAAGTTCTTTTAAACAAGTTTATCACCTCATTTCATAATAATGGCTTGGAGTTGAAAACATACCTAAATGAAGAAGTTGGAAGACTCAAAAAAGAATTAGGGAAATCGTTCTTGAAAGAAGAATTTATATCTGACTCTCAGATGTTATCGAATGCTAAAAAAGTTATGAAAATTTTAGAATCTTGCAAAGATAGAAAACCAGACAAAGAAATGGTTGAAGAAATTATTAAAATTCAAGGGCTTGTGCAGGAGATAAGATCGAATGTCAATTAAAATCAAAATAGATCCTGATGCAACCGAAGAAGAAGTTGCTGAAATAAATGCTCACTCAGAGCATGTTCAAATCGCTATCCATGCAAGAAAAACATTGGATGGAAAAATCATGATCCTTGATCATAAGTTGATCGATATCATCCTTGATACTGAAAATCAAAAAATCGTTACCTTTCCCAAGGAAGAATTAAGTGACGAAATATACAATATTCAAAGTTCGTACTTTAAATATTTGGTAAATGAGGGAGTGGTATTGCCAGATAGCATAAGAAGCGGGAATATCTTTGGGAGCCTAGAAGGTGTTTATCCTGATGCGGCTGATGAAGGTGTAAGCGCCGCGCAAGTAGTTATTTATACAACAAAGAACTTTATTGATGCCCAAGCTCCTCATCTTGAAATGCAAGAATTCATAGAAAACGAAATAGAAGATCATTTGGTCGATCCGAACCCAGCCGATTCGACAGAGTTGGGAGAGGTGCCTGAAGAACCGAAGAAGGGTTCTATCACTCCATCTCGTATCCGTCGTTATTTAAGTGGTTATGGATATTACTAATGAACTTATTGCTATTTGTGCTTGCGGCTTATGGTCTTACGCAAATTATAGTATTTGGAAGCATATTCAATAAAATCCGCCCCTCTCACCACTTCTTTCATTGTCCGATGTGTGTAGGTTGGTGGGCTGGCATTTTTTTGTGGGCGATTAACCCATATACAGAACTATTTACATTTGATTATTCTATAGCTACTGCATTTGTTATAGCCTGTATTAGTTCTGGAACATCGTATGTATTAAATATGGTTTTTGGTGATAAAGGAATAAATTTTAAAATTTGGGGTGATAAATAATGTTTGAAAGTATAATGATAGGGAAAAGACGCATGTTGCGCCCTGTTCGACGTTGTAAAGCAGGTTGTAGTATCATGCGGGTCGCGCCCGCATCCAATAAGGAATAAATTATGAAAATTAAAAAACACAGATTAAAAGAAATAATTCAAGAGGAAATTCAAAATTATAATATGCCCTCCGACGAATCAAGTTCTACCGATTGTCTTGGTTGCGTGTTCCCAGAAGGAGAATTTCAAAAAGAAGAAGTCCCAATTGGATCTATTGTTTATATGATTGTTGGGAAGGCATTAGATTCCATCCACGAATATCGGGGAGATATGTCTGACGATGAGGGCGTTTCTGAAGATTTTGAGTTTCTTCATAAGAAATTGGCTGAAGTTTGGCAAATGCTTGATGAGCATGAAAATTTAGCTGGCGGTCAAACCCCTGCTGATCTCATGCGCCCAGTGCATGAATCAAAAGAGAACAAAAATGAGTAATAAATATCTTTTAAGAGAATATTTTGAATTATGTCCCAATGGGGTTTGTCAAGATCTTTTAACTGAAGATGAAAAGATCCAAGCAAAAAACGGCGCAGTTTTTCTTTCTGGTGTAATGCAGCGGTGTGACGAGCAAAACGGTAATGGGAGAGTTTATCCGGCTCCTATTTTAATGCGTGAAGTAAAAAATTATATGAAAAGCGTTAAAGAAAATCGTGCTTGCGGAGAACTTGATCATCCAGAAGATTCCGTGGTAAATCTTAAAAATGCTTCTCATATGGTAGTATCCTTATGGTGGGAAGGAAAAGATTTAATGGGAAAAATTAAGGTTCTTTCAACACCGGCAGGTAAGATTTTATCAGCTCTCATTAATGATGGTATTAAATTGGGCATTTCTTCAAGAGGCTTAGGTTCTGTTAAAGAATCTCAAGGGAAAACTCTTGTTGAGGATGATTTTCAATTGATTTGTTTTGATATTGTTTCTGAGCCTTCGACTCAGGGCGCTTATATGATGATGAATGAATCAAAAATTAAACAAGTGGGGTCAAAAGCTGACCGAATAAATCGCTTGTTAAATAATATTATTGGTGAAAAATGAAAAGAAACGAATTAAAACAAGTTTTAAAGCCTCTTATTAAAGAATGTATCAAAGAGGTTATTTTCGAAGATGGAACGCTTTCTGGTATTATTACCGAAGTTGTTCAAGGTCTTCAGGGCACCACAAGACAACCAATTGTAGAAAAAAAGGTTATTAAATCATCTGCTCCGAGTGCTGCTGTATTACAAGCAAGACAATCACTAGAAGAAACTAAAAGAAGTTTGCAAAATTCAACTGGATTAAAGGGAATTTTTGAGGGAACAACTCCCATGAGATCTGGTGGTGGTACTAGCAGCAACAAACATGGCGCTCTAAGGGATGTAGATCCAAGCGACCCAGGTGTTGATATAAGCGCCATTATGAAAATTGCTGGCGGGGCGTGGGAGCAGTTAAAATAAAATGCAAGTCAAATTACGAAAAAATGAATCTTCAGAAAATCTTATTAAAAGATTCATTCGGAAATCAAAAAAAGAAAAAATTATAGATGAATATCGAGAAAGGGAATATTATAAAAAACCATCAGAGATAAAAAGAGAAAAACATTTCCGACGCCTCGCAGAAATTGAAAAACAAAAATCAAAAGAAGCAAAGGAAAGAAGGGATTAAATAACTATTTATGTTGAGAGGAATATATTATGGCATTTAAATACGGCGCAGGGCTCGGATCAGTTGGTTCGTATCAAGTTTCCGGAGTTCCGTGGATAACTGGTTCGGGTGGCGACGGTCTGCCAGCAGGCGCAGAACACAAAATCACATTTCCAAGTGTAGCAAAATCTGTGCTAGTAATGCTTGATGATCCTACAACTACCGAACCAATTAAAGTTCATTTTAACCCCACTGGTTCGGGAAATGTTATCGGAGGAAAACACTTTTATCCGCTTACTGCTAATCGTGATGCAGTTTCATTTGGGGTAAAATGTAAAGAAATTTATATCTCGAATTCAGGAAGTGCAGCTTCTGGTTATATAGTGGTTGCTGAATTGACTGGTATTTCGTCCAATGAAATGTTTACTTTAACTGGTTCTGGTTTAACGGATTAAGGATAGCAACTAATGGCTAAATGGATACCTTCACCAAATGT